ACGTATGATAACAACTACACCTACCAGAAAGAGTTTTCTACTGAATTCACTACCTCTGGAACATCTACGCTCACAGTTACAGGGACAGAGACTTTCCCATATTCTTCAACACCTACACAAACTCAACTTGACACTGAGTTCTATATGGTGTTCCAAGCTGATGTGACGATAGATTCTGTAGTTTACAAAGCAGGCGAGCCATTTAGATTGACACCATCGATGATTACATCGATTTCAAACACTGCTGTCAATATGGATATTGGCACAACCTTGAGTGCTACAACTGATGCAACGATTCACCTGAAAGTTAAACAGACTGATGTAACACCAACACCTTTAAATGCATTGGCGTCAAGGTATGTTAAAATTGATACTTCTTCAAACGAAGAAGGTCAGCATGGTCCATGGAACTTGGGTATTGCGAACGCTTACAAGATTGAAGCGGTTTATGTTGATGGTTCTGCATATAGCGAATCTGGAACTGACTACAAAGACCAGTTTGTTCTTGATAACGGTCAACACGAAAACTTCTACGGTCATTCAAAACTCATAAAGAAGCCATCTGCGACTATTAACACACAGAATAAGTATATTGTTGTCAAGTTATCTCACCTTGAAGCAAACTATGGTGGCTCGGTTGGCACATACTTTGCTATCGACTCGTATCCAGTTGATGATACTGGCTCATCTGGTATCTACACATACGAGATCCCTGTGTTCCGCTCTAAGAAACTGGGAACATTTGATTTAAGAGATTGTGTTGACTTCCGTCCATATGTTAATAATACTGCATCAAGCGCAACCACTATGGCTGCAGCGACAGAGAATCCTCTAGAAACATTTGAGTTGAAGTCAGTTGCTGGTGGCTATGAAATGCCTATCCCAACTGAATCCTATACAACGGATGCAGAATACTATTTACAACGTATTGACAAGATTGTTCTCTCTGAAAAAGGAATTATTGATGTCGTCAAGGGTGCAGCGAGATTAGACCCAAGAGCACCAGTTTCTCCTGTTACAGCGATGGAGTTGGGTGAGATTACTGTCCCACCATACCCATCACTTTCTCCATATGTCGGTAAGATTAGCGGAAGAAAAGATCTAGCTTGTAGGGTATCTGCCAAACAAAACAGAAGATATACGATGGCAGACATTGGTGCTATCGAAAAGCGCATCAATCGCCTAGAATACTATACTTCTCTGAACCTTCTCGAAAAGGATACTGAGAATCTTGTAATTACAGATGCAGCAGGAAACAACAGATTTAAGAATGGTATCTTCATTCATAACTTCGCTGATCACAATCTAAGTAATCTCCGAGATCCAGATTTCAGTGCTGCTGTTGACACAAGAAGAAAATTCTTGACTTCTAACTTCAATGAAGAGCAGATTGATGTTATCTATGACAGCACAAACTCCACTGGTGTTCAGAAAACAGGTAATCTACTCACACTTCCATATACATTAGTTGATGAGCAGAGAAACATCAATGCTTCTAAATTCCGTAATTGCATTGGGTCGCTGCTGTTTGACTACAAGGGTGATATGGATCTTTACCCGCAATCAGATAACTTTGTCAATATGGAAGACGGTGGTGACGTTGTTGTTGAAAACTCAGCTATCGGTCAAGCACTTGAAGACTTTGCTGATCAGCTGAACAATGCTGGTATCGTAAATGGCGTTGAAACTACGATGACTGGATCTGTTCCAAGCACTTCTACAATTGAGTTTGGAGGTTCTGCTGGTGGCTCAGACGTTCTGGCTGCAGCGACTGCTGGTGGACAGTTCCAAATGGAATCATCTGCGTCAGTTGAGTTTAATGCTTCTATGTCTCAGGTTGTTGAGTCTTCGCAATTACAGCAATCTGTTGATACACTTACCATTGAATCTACTGGAAGCTCAACTCTCACTCAAGATATGGGCGACCGTATCGTTGATGTTGGTTTCTCGCCATTTATGAGATCCCAGATTGTAACTTTCCACGCAACAAGATTGAAGCCAAACACTCGTGTTTATGCATTCTTTGACGGTGATCCAGTTTCTGATGATTGTCGTCCGTTGACATATTCCCATTTTACCACTAAATTGGCTGCTGGTGTTGATAACTTCTGGTCAGACTTCAACGAGACAACCAATACATTTGGTTCTGCTCTTGTAACTGATTCCGAGGGTAGACTTGCAGCACAGTTTAAAATTCCAAACAACACATACCGAATTGGCGAAAAGATCCTTCGCTTGACGGACGATTCCCAAGATAGAGAAGGTTTCACAACTACTTCTACTGAATCAACCTACTCCTCGTTTGGATTAGATGCTGTTTCACAAGGTTCAATATTCTCAACACAGGTTCCTAGTTTTGCGACAGGTACACAAAGTGGTAATCCACAAGTAATTGGCAGTTTAGTAACTAATGTTCGAGTAGAAGATGTGACTTCTAATGTTGATATTAGTGTAGATGCTACTGTGACTCAATGGCCAACTATCGTAGATCCAACACCACCTACTCCACCGCCAGTCACACAACCTCCAGTTCCAATTCCGCAGTTTCCATTCCTTGGTCCATTAATAACGGATCCAACTGCACAAACATTCACTGTTATGCAGAAAGAAGGAATGTTTTTACCGAAAGTTGATTTGTACTTCAGAAGTAAATCTTCTACCAACGGTATTACAATTCAAATCAGGGAAGTGGTTAATGGCTATCCTGGAATGCGTGTTGTCCCTTATGGTTCCAAATATCTTTCTCCTTCTGATGTGAGTGTATCAACAGAAGCAGGAGATGGAACGGTAACATTTGCTGCAACTGGCGTGACATTCGACTCTCCACTATTCCTTGAGGGTGGTCGAGAGTATTGTATTGTGACATTACCACAAGCTAATGATCCCAATTACGAGGTTTGGGTTTCTGAGTTGGGTCAGAATAAAGTCGGCACAACTGAAAGAATTGTAGCTGAAGACGTTTCGGGTGGTGTTCTTTTTGTTTCTTCTAACAACAAAACTTGGAATGCCTTCCAAGCCGAAGATATGATGCACAGAATCTACCGTTGTGAATTTAACACAACTACAGATGGTGTCGCCAAGTTTACAAATGGTCCAATCGACTATATTAAGATGTCTGATTACACAAGCGGTGCATTTGCTGCTGGTGATGCCCTTCATGCGTTTGACATCACACTAGATAACGGTGGCTCTGGTCATGCAGTAAATGATATTGTGACCTTTGCTGGATTCGGTAACGGAACAGGGTTGAAACTTAAAGTTACATCTGAAAGCTCTGGTGCTGTAACAGGATTCTCAATCGATTCAATGGGTTCTGGGTTTACAGCTGATGGCACAGATGTAGCGCAATCCGCAACTACTGGTTCGGGAACTGGCTTTATTGTTGATGTTGTCACCAAAACTGGTGCTGTTGAAAGATATTCTAAATTGAATGATGTTGCCAGAACTCAGCTAACCAAATCTGATTTCGACATCAGCGATATAGTTTCTAACGGCACAACTCAGGGAACTTTGCAGGCATTAGAAGATAAGAAAATTAACAAGATTCAGTTGAACTTCGGTGAGATGATTCTTCCACAAACCAAGATAAATCACGAATATGCTGGTACTGCATCTTCTGGTGTTTCTACGAAGGGTACGACATATCGCAAACTTATTAAGTTGGAACAGCAAATCACAACTAAAGAATATGCTGTTTACTCTAAATCAAACGAAGATGCAAATCTCAGCGGTAACAAGTCGTTCAATAATACTGCCACGATGTCGACTTCTTCTAAATTCTTGAGTCCAGTGATTGATTTATCTCGATGCGGTTTCATCGCTACACAGAATAAAATTAACAACGACTCAACCAATGAGGATGCAAATAATAGCGGTGACGCTCTTGCGAAATATATCTCGAAGACAGTTAGACTTGCCGATGGTCAAGAAGCTGAAGATCTAAAACTCTTCCTCGATCAGAACACTCCAGTTGGGTCTTCCGTGGAAGTTTACGGTAAATTCTTGGCTGCAGAAGATGACGCTGATTTTAGATCAGAACTTGAATGGTTCAAACTGAAAGAAGAATCGGTTTCTGATAATTTGGGTCTTTCGCAAACACAATTTATCGAACATAAATACACTATTGACACAGCGAATCTAAATGGTAGCGATCAATTAGAGTATTCGGTGGATCGCGTGAATGCAACAACGATTTCTGCAGGCGGTTCAGGATACACAACTCCACCGACAGTAACTTTCTCAGGTGGAACAGCTATAAGACAAGCAAAGGGTGTTGCGGTCTTGAGTAGTGGGGCAGTTGCCTCTATTGTTATAACGGATCCAGGAAGATATGCAACTGGTTCTGCTGCACCAACAATAACAATTTCTGCTGGCGGTGGTTCTGGTGCAACTGCTACAGCTACCCTTGGGGCTACAACGTATACAACATTCAAAGAGTTTGCAATTAAAATTGTGATGTTGACTGATAATACGTCTAATGTTCCTCGGTGTAAAAACCTTAGAGCGATTGCGCTTCAGGTATAAGGGGAATAGAAATGACTACTTTCACGACTGATAAATATGACAGAGATCCAAGCACTAATGCATTATTGAGCAACGACTTAGAAGGTTTACAGCAATATCGGGCGAAAAAAAGGCAATCTAAAAAACTCGATGAAGTCTGTGACGATATAAATAGTCTTAAAGAAGATTTGGCTCTAATTAAAGATGCCATTCAGGTAATTCTAAAAAATAGGTAAGAAAAATGTCAACACTTACAACTCGTTCTGGTAAAGGTTCGCCACTCACTAACACTGAGGTGGACTCAAACTTTACAAACCTCAACACCGATAAGTATCAAAGCGGTGATGATGTTGTTGTTGATGATATTACGGTATCTGGTCGTTTCATTGTTGGTGTTGATGCCTCGGTTACTGCAGCTGGAACGGTTCAGGGCGATGCAACAGCATTGACTAAAACGTATAATATCATTAACACAGCAAGTGCCAACCAAGGGGTAAAACTTCTTGATGCTTCTGCAGGCACACGTGTAACAATCTTTAATTCTACATCAAATACCGTGAAGATTTATCCATATGCTGGTGAATCTATCAACGACCTTTCTGCCAATGCTGCACTATCGCTTGGTCCAGAAAAAGGTCGAGACTTTGTTGCTGTATCCGCGACTCAATGGCAGTCTACTGACGAAGGTGATGCTGTTGTCTCCACAACTATAGATGCGACTGGTCTTGCGTCCTTAGATGGCGGTATTGATGTTGATGGCGCGTTTACTGTTGCTGATGGAACAGGTAATGTCGACACCTCGGGAACATTGACTGTTGACGGTCTTTCTTCTCTTGACGGTGGTATTGATGTAAATGGCTCAACTTTCACTGTTGACGCATCAGGAAATACTACAGCCGTATCTTTGAGTGTTTCAGGAACAACTACTCTTTCAGGTGACTTGAAATATGGTGTAACAGCAGCAATCACAGCTGCAGGTTCTGCTCAAGGTGATGCAGTTTCTTTAACTGAGACAATTAACATCGTGACAACTGCTACTGCTGGTCAGGGTGTTAAACTGAAAGCTGCAGCAACTGGGTTGAGATGCGAAATATATAACACAACAACTAATGATATCAAAGTTTATCCGAATACTTCTGATAAAATTGATGGCGGTTCATCAAATGCTGCAAAGGATCTTCCTGCAAAAACTTCGATGATATTGGTGTGTAAGGATGCTGAGAATTGGGAAGTGGTTCGACCAATTGCCCTATATGACTCTTCAGGTAATCTTCTAAACTAAAGGAAATATAATGGCTGGTCCAGTAAAGGTAAAAGTATCGGGTTCCGTTGAGCAGGGTCTGCAAGAATTAACAGACGCTGAAATCAGAGCGTACACAGGTCAAGTGATCACAGAAAAATACGCAAGTGTTGACGGAACATCGTCGCTCAGAGTAAGAACTTCTGGTAGCACTCCTTCTGGATTCACAGATATCGGCACATTCACGGACAGAAAACGCGACGATTCAGTTGGAACACACCCAACTACTGCATCATTGTCAACTGTAAACACATACACCGTTGCTATGGGAACCAGCACAAACTCTGGGACTTTTGAAAAGCCAATGCGATTAAATGCAGACGGTGAGTTGGTACAGTCAACAGACGCAGAAATTGATACTGAGATTCTCGATAAAGTTATCCTCAGTATGGTTCAGCAAGACGATGAATCTGCAGGTCTTTATTGGTTATCAGCCTCTGCACCGTCGGGCGGTACTTGGGCTGCAAGAGCAACAATATCTGATACACAAGTAGATGGAACTACTGTAACAAAAACACTTTGGCAAAAAACTGCTGCAACAACAGACACGACTCGAGCGTCAGGAACTGGACCAGTTAAAAAACTTGATGATGGTTCTTTACAAGAAATGTCAGATACTGAAATTGAGGCATTGTACGCTCCACTTGTAAACCGAATTCAATCAACTGGCATCGGCAAATATCAACTCGCTTCCACAACTCCAGGTGGTGGAACTTGGCAACAGTTGGGCGAAACTTTAACTGATCAGGCGAAAGATACTGCCACCTATGCATATGCAGGTTCATACGCTGGTACTTATGACGGAACTTATGTAGGATCATTTACTGGGTCGTATACTGGTTCTTATACTGGGTCGTATACTGGTGCTTACACTGGAAACTATACAGGATCATATAGTGGTGCTTATGCTCGTTGGTTTACAGGGTATTACTCAGGCACTTATAATGGATCGTTCCAATCATATTACGGTGGGTTCACTGGAGCCATTCGTTACACAAACTATACTGGAGCATACACTGGAGCATATCAAGGGTACTTCACAGGATCTTATTCGGGAACTTATGCAGGAACGTATGGCGGCACTTATGCAGGGACGTATGGTGGCACTTATGATGGCACTTATGACGGATCATTCACTGGTTCTTATACTGGGTCGTATACTGGTGCTTATTCAGGCGTGACGATTATCAGTTCTTCAAGCACACAAGAGTCTAAACAACTGTTTGTTCGAACTGCCTAAATAGAATACATTTTTACATTATGGAGTAATAATTATGGAAGTTATCGCATCTTCACACGACGAAGAACGCAAACCTATCTGGAAAGATCCTATTTGGAAAGATAAAGAAAACCGCAAAATGATTGCTAGGCGGTTGACTAATCTTGGCGAATATGCAGTCGTTCACATCGATGCATCAGGTGGTATCAATAAAGACTTCGATGAAATTCTAGAAATCTTCGGTGAGGAAGCATTGGATGAAGCCACTGCCAGACACAAAGAAGAAAGCATCAAAAGAGAAAAACACCACCACGAGCGCAAAGAAGCTGACATGGCTCGTCACAAGCAAGAAATTCTTTTTAATATGAAGTTGGAAGCATTTGACATCGAAGAAATAAAAAATTCTTCAAACAGGAATCTCAAGAAGCGTCTCAGAAAAGCCAAGACTCCCTTAGAGATTCAGGCATTTGCAACCCTGATTATACAGGAAGCATTGGCTAATGAAGAGTAACGGTTTTGTATACGTTGCTTCACTAAAAAAAGAATTTTATAATGCAGCACTCTATTCTGCGCAATCTCTTTTAGATTTTTACCCAGAAGCAAAAATAACTTTATTCACCCATGAACCTTGGGTGTGTGATGAAGCGCGTGAAATCTTTGACCAAATCATAACAGAAGATGTTCCTGTCCACAAAAGAGCAAAACTCTGGGCATTGTCCAAATCTCCATATGATACAACTCTTTACATTGATTGTGACACTTATGTTCTGAGTGAAGAAATATCTGAAGTTTTCGATTTACTCGGTGATAACGATATTCTATTCACTCGCAACCGACCATACAATGCCAAGATAACAAAGGTGACAGAAACAGATGAAATGATATGGCACTGTGGTTTGTTTCTCTATAATACAGAAACGACTAAAGGTTTGATGGATAGTTGGTATACGTGGTATCTCGAGCAACAAGCCCCTGACTGGGATCCTTCTCCATACCCAAAAGAAGTAAAACCTTGGGACACATTTACTATGTGGAATCTATTGAATAATGGTGATTTTGATGTTAAAGTGGGAGAGTTTCCTGCTCCTGACGCAAAGTGGAATTTCGTGAATGGCTATAAAGACGAAGAATTGATGGGACAAGATATGGTCATACAACACTATACTATTGGAAGAACGGAGATGGCTGACAGTGAAATTTATAGACCTTAATGATGAAATACTAGAGATTCTCAATGAACACAGCGACTGGTTTTTTAGTCAGGACTTAGAAGATCTGTTCACAGACGACCACGGCAACTCAAACGCCATACATGCATCTTCTAGAGAATATCTAGACGAATTACTCCAGAAGCCAATGGGTAAAGGCGAAGGCGAGCATCATGGTCCACCAGAAGTTGTTCGCAATACTCACTTTGGACCTGGAGCCAGATCTCCAGAAAAATACAAAAAAGAATCAAACAGATTCAATGACACTCTTGTTAAATTTTTGGGAGCAAGGCATAGTGCCGTTCACGTTTACTATCCAAAAGATGGTTTTATGGGTTGGCATAATAACTGGGATGTTCCTGGATATAATATCCTTCTGAATTACAGTAATGGAGATGGGTGGTTTCATTATCTCAAAGATAATAAAATAGAGAAGATGCTAGACCCTAAAGGTTGGTCTGCCAAAGTTGGTTATTATGGAGACAAATCTGACCCAGTGTGGCATTGTGCTGGTGGTGGTCCAAGAATTACAGTTGGGTTTGTCATTCCAGATAAAAATATGTGGGAAATGATGGTAGAGGATATCTCTACTTAGATCCGATGACCATGAAGCGGTCATATTTCTTTTGTCCATCCCACGAGTAATATGTCTGCTCGATTTGACCTTCGTAAAAGGTTTCTTCTAGACCAATCTGATTCCTTAAATCCTCGATCGAGTTTACGCAATTGATTCCATACATTTCTTCGATCACATTACTGTTTTGACACGCAAACACTGCCATCGGGTTTCTTGTAACCAGTTCTTCTAAGGGATACATTTGTTCGGTGTTGATAGCGATTACAATATCTGCATCAATCTTATTGAGGTCGTCAAACGCAAATGGGATATCTAGGTTGTGATGGCGAATCTTGACAAACTTCTCTTGCGCATAGTGTTTATGCATTATCTTAGATATATCTAATGCCTCTCTGTCAAGGTCAACGAGGTGTAATTCACCAACGTCAATATTCTCGCATAGTAGAGGAACGATCGGCATACCAAGCCAAGAGTTTAGAATCAGAACTTTAACCTTTTCTTGCCTTGCGCAATTTTCAAGTGTCTTGATCAACTCTTCAACGAGCCATGATGCTGCTTCCACGTGATTTTCTTCGTAGGACTGGCGTAAGTCGGAAAGTTTATGTGGTGCTTTTTGCTCGATGAAGTACAATGCTTCACCATAGAACTTGAAATTATTTAGAAAATTAGATTTTAACATCTTCACTTTTACCCATAGAGTCAAATAAACAGATATACGGCAGTTCTCGATACACGTGTTTCTCAATATCTTGAGGATAGATATAACCTTGATTGAAACTATATACCCAACCAAAAGGAAACAGTTTCATAGGAATTACGTGTTTATCGCAAAGGAAGTTATCGATACCGCGATAATGCCAAGTAATCTGCTCTTTGTATTTATTGAAGTAATCCCACAACTTCTTAGAATCGAAACTATCATTCCAGCGCAACACGCTTGAGTTTATATCGCTAAATTTATGTGGAACGTGTTTGGTTTCCTCGCGCATGGTTTCTATATCGTGCCACCAAGTCTTCACAATACCCAAACAATCCTCTGGCTCAAAATTTTCAAACGCTGTTATGTCGTGTTGAATGAGGATATCTAGATCGAAGAAGAGTTTTTCTCCTTCCTGCTCAACCAGAGGCGAGAACAAATACATCTTGTTCCACCATTTTTGTAAGTCATTATCTTCTGGTATGAGTATGGGTTCAATAAATTCCTCAAGACCAGTTGGGTCGTCTGTGATGCAATACACTTTACGTTCTGCTTCAGGGAAATCTGCTGCAATATCATAAGCGATCTTATTGACATAATCAGAGGAATACTTATCTCCCCATTTCACTGTGTAGATATTCATTT